TATTATTAAATATTAATCGACATCAGTCCCCTACTTTTTATTTATTTTTTATTTACTAATTTAAAATAACAATCTCTTAAAGTTTTTTTTTTACTTAATTCTACATTACATAATGGACAAACTTCTCTTTGAAGAACCCATTCTCTAAAACAATTATTATGAAATTTATGCCCACAATATAATTCTGAACATTTATTATTTTCAGAATAATCATCCAAACAAATAGCACAATCTTCTTCTTCACATTTTGCAATCTTTGTTGATTTAATAAATTTTTTATACCTATTTTTTTTTTTTACAGATTTTATATATTTATTTATTCTTTGGGCACCTCTTCTAAGTTTTGGTGTTACTATCATTATAGCAATACCACTACAACCAATCGCAATTACAGCAGTTCCAGATATAACCATTATTTTACTTATATTATATAGTAAGATTTGATTAGTACTCTTATTAATCAATTTTAATATATTTTTGAATAATCAAGTCCCTTAAATTAAATTGTATAATTCACAAAATAAATATAATTAAAAGAAATAAAATCAAAAAATCAAAAATCAAAAAATCACAAATAAATATAAATATAAAAATATGTTATACGATAATATCTTAAACAGGATGTGAAAAAAGACACGAATATCTTCTTTGACAATTCCGTCCAAAACGGCAAGGAATTTGAACATGGGAGTATTGACAATGAGCATCAGTACAACCACGAAGAAATTGACGACCATCACTTCCAAAATGATTTCGACATGGGAATAAAATTCTTCTGTCAAAATACACTTCATCAGCAATATAATAATTATCATCATCATCATCATCATATTCTACAACATCATCATATTCTACAACATCATCATATTCTACATCATCAGATTCAACATCATCAGATACAGATTCAGATTCAACATCATTGGCAAGTTTTAGATAGGCAAAATGTTCAAGGATAAAGGTAGGAAAACCTCTCTTACACCCTGGGCATTTACCACGACAAACTTGATCATCAGCATTCATTTGGATAAGACAGCTATTACATAATAATTTTCCTACAGCACAGCATGAAATAATATTATCTTGAGGGATAACAGTATTAACAGTGCAAATAGGACATTCAAAAGGATTATCTGCTTCAATAGAACTCATCAGGATACTTTAATAAAATAAAGAATCAGAAGAGGCAATTGTTGTAACTATGATTTAAATCGATTTTAATTTTTAATCTAATTCATTTAATCTTCTTTTTGAAATGTCAAAATATTCTTTATTTAATTCAATACCAATACATTTTCTTCCAGTATTTTTACATGCGATAGCAGTTGTTCCACTTCCTAAAAAAGGATCAACAACTAATGCCCCTTTTTTACTAAAAATTTTAATTAAATGTTCCATTAATTCAATTGGTTTAACTGTAACATGTGTATTGTATGACTTTTTTTCTTTTTTATTTGGTTTTTTAACTAAAAAATTTTTATCATATATATCATTAAATTTTTCTGTTGTAATTATATTTGCTATTACTCTGTCTGAATTAATGCCAACTTTGTTTGAAAAATCAATTAAACCTGTTTTAAAATTTATTTCATTTTTAATAAATGTAGTTGACATTGGTTTCATACACACACAAATAGGTTCAAAACAAGATTTAACCATTGGTGTTTTAAAATTTTTATATTCTTCAATCAATTTTTCTTTATCATCATCACTTATATTTTTCATTTTTTTTATCAAATGTGAAACAGACATTCCTTTTGGCATTGATTTTGTATAAACCCAATTTACCATATCTCTAATTTCAAATCCAGCAATTTCACAAGCCATTGCAATTGCATGATATAAACGAGGGGAAGAAAAACTTAAATAATATCCACCTGGTTTAAGTTTTTGAAAAAGTAATTTAGATATATTTAAATAAAAATCATATAAATTTTTTACTTGCTTTTTATCAAATTTCATACCTTTTGGTAAATGTTTGATATGACTGTTATTTTTCCGATTAGTTATCTTTTTACTATTCCAATTATTATCTAATTTATCAATAAAATATGGAGGATCAGTTACTATTAAATCAATTGAGTTATCATCAATTGTTTCAAGATATTTTAATGAATTATCGTTAATAATATTAATATCGCCAATAGAAAAATGTTTTTCGTCAGTATTCATTCTTAATATAAAATAAAATTTTAAACTTATCTAAAAAAAATATATTTATTCATAATATAATACGTAATGTCTAATATAAATTTTATGTCAAACAGTTATTCAGAAATAAATTATAATGGCGACAAAGATGTACAATCAACACAAATTGTTATTAAAGATGATTTAGGGAAAATTTATATGAGAGAAAATGAAAAAGAAACAGAAAGAGATATGACGTCAGATGAAATTGATGCTGTTCTTAAAGGAAATCCAGTAAAATTAACAAAAAAGACATCAAAAAAAACGATAAAAAATAAAAAATCCATTAAGAAAAAAAAAGGAGGTGTTAGAAAACACAAAGGTATTATTCAAACAGGTGGAAATGCTGGAAGATTACAAAAAGGATATAAATATTCTGGTAAAAAATTAAAAAATGGTTCACCACAAATTATTAAATGTAAAACAAATAAGTCTAAATCAAGAAAAATATCAAATTTTTTCTTTACTGTATGAAAAAAATATATTTGATTCCAAAATATTTTCATTTTTAAGTTCCCTTATTATAAATTCTTTCATTTCATTAAGAGAACTAAATTCTTTTTTATTACCATTTTTAACATAAATAATAAATTTATTTAATTTTTCAATAATATCACATTTATTAATTACTAAATGCGTTACACCATTTACGCGAATTGCTCTTTTCAATGTTTCAATATTTAACCAATTACATTTTCGTCTTCTGCCAGTTGTAGCTCCAAATTCATTTCCTATATCACCAAGTTTGTCGAAGATTTTATCATTTGGTTGAAAATTTTTTAAACCAACATAAGTATCATATAATTTAGCAATTCCCCAAATATTTTGAACACTTTTTGGAGAAACACCAGAACAAGTAGCATAACCAGCAATACAATTACTAGAAGTTACGTATGGATAATCCCCCCAATCTATGTCTAATTCAAATCCTTGTGCACCTTCGAATAATATATATTGATCACCTACATTTAAAAATTCAGAAGAATCTACAACATCAATTCCATTTTCTTTTAAGTATTTTAATATTTTTTTATTATCATTTACTCTCATACCACTACGATTATATTTATTTCTATAAACAGGTCTTATTCCACTTTTAGTACTACCAACTTTATCCGTTGCAATATCTTCTTGTATATGTTCTTCTTGTATAATATGTGCATTTTTTGATATTTTTAATAAAGATGATATATCTATTCCAAATTTCCGAACTTCATTTATTTCTTCATTTAACTTGGATATATCAATAACACAACCAGGACCTATTAGACTAGGAATACCATATAATATTCCAGTTGGAAGTTGATGTGTTACTATTTTATTTTTATTTATATAAATTGTATGTCCAGCATTTGGACCACCATTAAAACGAACACAGCGAGTATATTTATTATTTTTAATTAGATGATAAACTACCTTACCCTTTCCTTCATCACCATGTTGAAGACCGACAATAATATCTGAAATTATCATAAATAATATATAATTATACAAATTATGCTAATGTTAAGTTAAAATTAAGTAAAATTTTTTGGAAGTTTATATGAAATATTATAAAAATGAGAAACACCATACCAATCTTTATAGTTATAAAGTTTTGGTTGGTTATTATTTGTAAATATTTTGTAAGTCAAAGGAATTTTATTGCCTTTTTCTTTTTGTGATTGTTCTAAATTTATTCCTCCTTCAGATACAACTTTTAAAAACCATTTTTCTAAATTAGTTGGAATCATATACTTTCCTAAATTATTTTCAATATCAATTTTTGAATTTGGTTCATATATATTAATTGGACCATATACTGCAAAATTTACATTTTTTTCTTCATCACATGATATCATTATATTGTGACCTTGTGGAGATGTTAAAATATATTTTGAAGAACCTATTTTTTTCAATGGTACATATCCTAAATTTGACCTAATATATCCAAAATGTCTATTAATATTTTGAAGTAATTGCATTGTTTTAAATATATTTTCTTGTGGAGGAATATATATATTATTGTATTGTGAAAATAATCCATCGCCATCTATATTTATAGCAGTATGTGTATGAAATGCATCATCTTTACATTCGCGACAATGAATATCTTTAACTATTATATCTATTTTTTTACCATATATTCTATACAATTTTAAAAACCAATAAATTACAAGAGCCATTTTACATTCAATTGATAAAGTTTCTTTTAACCATGTTTCCATTACATCAGATATTTTACAGCCATCTTTTTTATTCCAAGAACGTTGTTCCTTATTCCATATAAAACAAGAACCATAATATCTTTCCTTTCCCGTTTTTCCATCAGAATAAAACCATTTATTTTTTGATGATAAATTTGACATGAATTTATTATGTTCATTTAAATCATTACAATTTTTAAACAAAGGAATTCCATCTATTTCATCTGGAATATTAGTCTCAGTTCGTATTTTTGTTTCCTTATCATTTATTGTTGAATAAATCTTGAATGATTTTGGTATTTCGTATCCCCCTTTTTGAATTTTAATCAATGATTTAATATATTTTTTCCTATTATTTTGCAAGATAAAATAACCTCCCTTTTTCCCTTCTCGAATAAGATAATTCTTATTTTTATATCTATAATATTGTTTTACCTTCATCTATCTATATAATGATATACTATAATTTATATAAGAAAAAATCACTAATATTATTAAATTAGAATGTTAGGAAAATATATTGAATTACATTTACATTTAGATGGTGCAGTAAGATTAACAACTTTGTATGAACTTTCACAAAAAAAAAATTTATTTAAAACAAATACAATATCTGAATTTGAAAAACTTGTATCAATTGATAATAAAAAATGTTTTGATTCGTTAACAGATTGTTTATCTACTTTTTATAATATTCTGTCATTAATTGCTGGTGAAAAAGAATATTTAGAACAAATAGCTTACGAAATCTGTGAAGATCAATATAATAATGGGGTGTTATATACTGAAATTAGATATAATCCCCATATACTTATGGGATATAATTTATCATTAGATGAAGTCATTCAAACTATTAATACTGGTATCAAGAGAGGATGTTCTAAATATCCTATTTTTGTTAATTGTATATTATGTTGTTTAAGACATAAACCATTATGGTCATATGATATTGCTAGATTATGTGTCAAATATCGCAATAATGGTATTGTTGGTATGGATATTGCCGGTGATGAAAAAAATTATTCTGATCATTTACATCGTGAATATTTTGCATATGCTCATAAAAAAAATATTAATATTACTGCTCACGCTGGTGAATCTGGGGGATCAGATAATATTAGGTCAGCCATAACAAAATTATATGCTAAAAGAATTGGGCATGGATATGCTTGTTCAACAGATAATTATCTAATGGCATATTTAAAAAGAAAGAATATTCATCTTGAATGTTGTCTTACATCAAGTCTTAAAACAAATTCAATCAAAGATATAAATAAACATCCTCTTAAAATATTTAACAAAAAAAATATGAATTTTTCTATTAATACTGATGACCCATCTATATTTAATACATCATTTCAAAATGAAATTAATTTAGTCGAACAGACTTTACAATTGAATAATGATCAAATTAATAAAATAATGCTAAATTCATTAGAATCTTCTTTTGCTTCTCAGAAAGAGAAGGAAAAAATAAAAAAAATTTTATCAAATAATTGGATGAAATTTAATC